TGGTGATTCTTCCTCTTCACCCTCTTCGCCCAATCCGCCTTCCTCTCCACCCAATTCTTCCCCACCTTCCTCTCCACCCAATTCTTCCCCACCTTCCTCTCCCAATTCTTCCCCACCAATCCCTAATGCTCCCGCTGGCCCACCACCACCCGCACCACCAGCGGCTTCCACCTCTTCCATATCCTTTAATTCTTCGATTTCATCGGGAGATAAGTCAGTGAACCGGGTGACAATCCATTCTTTAGGGAACCAACCCAACTCTTTAAGTTCAGCCATAACACCAACTCTAGTCTGCCATGTCTCAATTCTATATAATTCTTCCATAGCAGATGTTGCTGTGAGAGCTATATCAAACCCCTTCAAATCATCAACGCCATATCCTCTTAAAGCAAGATGTACTATTGCTACTTTGGTCAGCCCTGACGCAACTTCTCTTTGGATCCACTGCACAGCTTTAGCAAATTCTGCATGCGATTGCGACAATGATCTATCATTAGCTTCACCGCTGCCTTCTCCAATCCCAACTCTAGAAAATGGGATTTTCATAGGAGCTATCATTTTCTTTTTAAAATATTCGATATCTGCTATCTGATCTAAATTTTCTGCACCCGGCAATACATCAATATCGGGGCCAGACCCATCGGGCCGCTTAGGCAAGAAGAAATCATCTTCTTGAATCAATGGGGAATATCGTTCATCAAAAGTGCCACTAGATGGATTATAAAATCGCTGCCTTTTGAAGTTCCTTGCAATCATCTGCATATATTCAGGAACTTCCTTAGGAGGAATTAATCCCACTGGTATTGAAAATTTTCTCTTTTCAGGGGCACGAGTGATACGATAAATTAAAGCTGCATCTTCCATCAATCTTAATTGTTTAAATGCTTTCCTACCACCATCAAGTACGGCTCTACCGTATGGATGGTATATGTTTTCAAAACTCGTAAGTCTTAGATGCATCACTTGCCAAGGGTGAAGAAATAAAGGCTCTGGGACCAATTCATCTTGATAGAAGAATCCTACTAAATCACCGTATCTTGTTTCTATTCTAGTGAAATTGTAAATGTTCATGAATCGAATAGATGACACGCCATTTCGATTCTGATCCGTGACTATTTCACAAGGAAAATCGCCATATTTACATAAGTATCTAACAGCTGGTCTTTGATAATTGTCCCATTGCAATATATTAAAAAATAAATCTTCTAGCTCATTTTTAACTCTTTTATTATGAGCACGTATGATCAGTGTGTGTTTTCTTTCTGGATCAACTAGCGAAGCCTCATCAGCATAAAGGTCTAATGATAATGAAATTTCCCCAGTTTGATCCATTTGTTCATAATCTTTATATCTTTCTAACCTGTTTATTTGTAAATTAGTTTGGTCTAAAATTGCGCCTTGCTGGCTAAAATCTAAAAATTCTGCACCAGCAGTAAGCCTATCTGTAGAAGATTGATCCTGAAATATACGATCAGACTGATATATCTTATGACTACGAGTCAACGCACGTATTCTGTCGAACAACAACCAATTGCTAGGCATATGAATCCCCGCGCCTGCGGAATATGGGTGGTTTAATAGTATATTTACTAAAGATGTATATTAGCTGCCAATATTCAATCGTAAAAATTTTTCCTAGGATTAACGATTGGTTTACCATCGCTAATTGGTATTGCCCCTAATTGTGAGGCGTACTTTTCTATTTCTTGCTGCGCAGAAATTTCAGGCAATTGGTCAGGAGCTAACGTCATTGGCATCATTAGCTGAGGGCCACCTTTTTCAATAAACGACTTTTGGTCAGCAATTATTTGTTTATTGTCTACCGGAGAACCGCCACCAAACATGTTTAAATCATTGTTGCTATTGATGGGAGTGAGATTAGAAGAATCAACCGTGAATATATCAGTGGTTCCCACTAATGACAGAGCAAAAGACATAACAAGATCGTCAAAGTTTCCAGCACCCTCTTCAGCTTCTGTTCTACCAGTATCTCTTCCAGCCCTGTCTTTCTTACGAACATAGGTCTGGATTTGCTTTAATAATCTTTTACTATTAATTCTGTATCCATCATCATTATTGTCTCTAATATTGTTCAATAAAAATTTATTGAGAGTCGCTTTGCTAGACGAACTCGTATAAAAACCATAACTTGCAACTTGCAATGCGCGTGCTTGCGAAGAATTGGAAGCGCGCGGTTTATCATTAATACCCTTTTTCCTCCACAATCTAGGATACATTACGCCATATCTCAACTCATCGATCAAAGTGTCCCCACCATTATTTCTTTCCACAACACACAAAGCGCAATTATACCACCTACCTATTCGATCAATATATTTAACTAATTCACGCGGTAAGCATCTCGCCATGAATTCCGCAACTTGTGTCATCGTATCAACACACAGCACCTGTATGGCATGATAATCTCTACCCTTACCAGTGGCCGTATCAACACCCATTACATATGAATGTGCCGCCTGGCCAGGCTGTATTATCCCTCCTTGTTCGTTCTTTACACTAGGTGTCGCACCAACCGGCCTATCCCACACCCACAATCCTTCATCTGGTTCTGTAAACCCAAAATCTAAATCTTCTGATTCGCCACTAACAGGATGCACATAAGTTTGCAATCCATCTATGCGTTCAAAATCATCATTTACTGTCGAAGTAGTATGAGCAATCGCCGATTTTGACAAAACAGTGTTACCAGATCCAACAAAAGATGCTAAAATTTCTTGCTCAAATTTCCAAGCTTCGCCTTTTTCTTGTAAAGCTTTGTATTGTTCTTCTAGCCATGGGGACCAATATGGGCCATATTTTTCTATTTCAGCCTGATCAGTGCATTTTCTGATACCATCAGCAGGTGCTATCCTGAGGTGTGCGCCAGACAATGGATCATCATATTCAATTTCCCAATCCATATCCCACCAATTGATGGTGATAGGATTAAAATTATTTAATCCTGCTTCAGCATCAGTCCATGCATTCCAATACCAATTGCCAATACCATTAGTCGTAGAAATAACAATAACGTTACCACCATGTTGTAATGTCGACCATCCACCTGCCCACAAGATATCCATACCATTAATAAATGCAGCTTCATCAATAATATTCAATGATGAAGCATTCGACCGTAAAACATCTTGATGAGATGTTAAAGACCGTATGCTAGAGCCATTTGGAAATATTATTTCATGGTCATTCATCTTTATTGGTAGCCAAACTTCCTTCATCCAATCTGGCAAATTTTCATATAAGAACACCACATTGTTTCTAAGAAAATTCATTGCGTCATTGTCTGTCCTAGACACAATCAATATGGTTTTGTTAGCATGAAACATCCCAAACCATGTAGCAAATGCTCCGGCTATTTTAGATGCGCCAGATTGGCGGCATTTTCTAAACACATTAAATCTATGTGTTCTAAATTGTTTAATAGCGAATTGCTGATATTTAAACGGATTGAAATCTATGATACCTGCCGCAGGATGCTTAATTTTTGCGAAAGTTCGCAAAAACCAAACAGCAGACTGCTGGCATCTTTTGATAGCTTGTGATTGCTGAGAATTAATATTCATCTGTCATCGGTTGGTTTAAAATGTCATTTAAATCGCTGCTAACAGCTACATTATTCTGCTGCACATTTATTTGACTTTTAGCAGCAGATATAAGTTTAGCCCCAGCATCTATCATTTTAACTGCTGTGTCGTTTATGTTAGCTTTCACTTCAACAGCCTTAACCAAAGCGTCAACATACATCCTAGGAACGGCATTCGGAGCACCACTGTCGATGGCATCTTGCACTCTCTCTTTACACATCGCCAGCACAGATTGAGCTTCCTGCCTATCAGATCTACATGCGGCAAATATTTCTTCTGCCATCACTTCATATCTTTCAAAGTACACTTTAATATTGACATCTTGTTCAGCTGGAATAACATCAGGAACAGGTACAGGCTCTGGCAAGGTTATATCTTTATTCGCAATCTTTTCCGTGGGCTTTTCTGCCACTTCTGCGATATAATCATTTGCAGAATCTGCAGGTAAATCAGAATCTTCAAAATCTAATTGACCCAGTAAGTCGGTCAATTCCTCATCCATTTCTAATTGGTCATCGCCCATTTAATTTTCCGATATAGACTCTCGTATTTTCCACATCCAATCTCTATTAACATCATCGTCGCGCAACAACCTCGTTGCTACTTCAAACAAAGCATCTTTATTTTGCAAATTATTGAAGCTCTCGCCATAATCGTCAACGGATTTACCGATGAATTTGTCAATGAATTCTATAGCTTCTGTGTACTTCCCCGCTTTTCGTTTTTCAGTTCTCGCACTTTTTTTACGAGCTTGCTTCGCCCGCCCATATGTTTTGGTTTTGTCAGATGGCCGTCGCTTAGGACTTGGTTCTTTAGGAACAGGACTTAGTGATTGATGGCCAGTTTTATTGTCAATATGAGAATCACTAGCATTCTTTATTGTTCGTCTACTAACCCTATCAATGGCCGAAGACGGAAGTGATTCTGAAATCAATTTATTAATATCGTCAGCTGTAATTGTTTTTGCTTCAATCTTACCCAAAACAAAATTGGTTTGGGGGGTGATAAGTTTAACCATTCCCTCTCTCCTTGCCATCAGTTTCCCTCTATCTTACAAGACGATCATTCATCATCAAATTCGATGAATGATCGACGTCTTAGTTCATTTTTCAATGGATCGATCCGCTTATTTAGTGGAGAATCAGTAAATTCAAAACTTCTAAGCTTAATCAACCTCATAAAATTAGTGATGACTGATCTTGATAATCCAGATTTTTCAACCAATTTCCCAATTATTCCATCATGTGGGCGTTCATCATTATGTATCAGCCAATCCAATGATTCTAGTACTTTTAAATGATCCTCATTATATTTGCAAAGCTCTCTAGCTTCTCCCAAAAAACGGATCATTATGTCAGCAACAGGTCGCGTTTTATTTTCCAAGTGAGACACATACGTGCCAGAATTTTTCCTATCTCTGCCCTCTTTCTTAATATATGCCAAAATCACAGTTCTGGCTATTTGTGACCACATATTAAAAACTTTAGACATCCCTCTGTATAATATATCTTCCGATCCGCTATATAAACCTTGTTCAGGTTCAACTATCAATTTGCTGCGCAAGTCCACATTGCAAAAAGGGCAAGTGCTATTATGTATTTTTATTACTTCCTCAATGGTTTTTATACCATATTCTCGATTGGCGGGGTCATAAAGTAAAGATTCAGACGGCCTATCTGGATTAAAGCAAGACCGGCAATGGGGGCGTGAACGATATTTATATAATGTTCGTTCTATTTGAACCCAAGCAGTTTGAAGTAAATCTCCAAATGCTGAGTCATCAGCGCCAGGGTATATCGTGTGTAAGCCCTGTTTTCTTATTATCTGTCTGATTAACTCTGTAGCATTCGACATTATTTGGTCGCGCAGTTTTACCCTTGTACAACCAGTCCATATATATTGTGTTAATTGCCACTCTACTATTTCATTTATAAAATATAGCTTACGCGGCTCTTCATTAGAAGAGCGTCTTATCTTCTTGGAAGAACTTTTTTGGGATTCTGAATCTACTTTTGATGAGTTTGTCGCCATCAATGTTTCCATTCTTAAAAATTATAGTCGATTTATATCCAAAATCAACCATAGTTTTTAGTCTGGCTTTGGAATGTCCATATAAATATTTATTGCATCTAAAAAAGAAATCATAAACACGGCTTTTACCACGTTTATTGTGACGAAGTGCGCGGCCAACCTTTTGAACAAAATCAGACCTTAATTTTCCACCCGTAGCGACAATCAAATTTTCGCAACCACCATCTAAATCAAGACCGCGATTAATAATTTTGCCACCAATAAGTACATTAAATTTTCTCTCTTCAAACGCACGTAACACTTCGTCACGACGACGTTTTGGAGTCTTACCATATATAAAATGCGATTCGATGCCGACACTAGCCAATTCCCTTTCTAGGGAAAGACCCAGCACCTCTCTATCTACCAATATTAATGTGCCTTCATTTACATGCATTTGGCAAATCCCAGCAATTAATTTATGAAATTTATTATTGTTAATCATCCACTCATCGTAGGCAATATCATAAGCCGATCTATCGTTTATGCTACCATTCATGCCAAACGCCATCATCATATATTCAGTTGGGATAATCCTGCCGATCTGTTCTAAATTTTTTCTACTTTCTCGCATTATCACAGAGCCAAGATGCTCTTGCATGACCATCGCTTCAACTGGCTTCTCTTTATCGAAAGGGGTTCCAGAAAACCCGTATCGTCTTTGCCCTTTAAACCAATTTCTAAATAACAATTTATATGGATCAGATGTGGCCTTATCACATTCATCAACCAATATCATATGTGCATCCTTAACATATTGCTGCAATTGTTTTGCATTTTTCCTACGAGTTTTATAACCCTTCATAGATGATTCGAATTTATCCAATCTGGCTAACCAACGTTTATCTGTTTCATCTTCTTTTCTTGACGGCATTTTTGGCGGCACTTTAGGCGGAGATAAAGATTGTATAGAACCAACTACTATTGTTTCGCCATTTGGCCGATGCCCAGCATAAAATAGCCCAATTTCATCCGATATATCTCTCAATTCTAATCTGCTTTTCAGTTGATCGATCACGATTTTTTGGTCGGCAACGATCACAGTTGGACAGTCTATCGCTTTGCATATACCAGCAATTATTTCACCCTTACCACCACCAGTTGGTATATCAAAAACTCCACACTCAATTTTGCATGCCACTTGCATTGATTTCAATTGATGCGGATCTAAAGTAATCCCAGGCAAAAAATCAAACGTAATCTCATCTGGGTTCATTGGACAATATTGTGATTTGTCTCTTTTGTCATCTACGACCAAAGGAAGATTATATTCTTTGCATACACCTCTAAGCATACTTAATAATGGCCTAGCCATTTTGCGTTTGGAACGATAATATTTCCTAAATACACCATCCCACCTTCCTAGCTGAGATGGGTCTATATATTCCCTACCCGGAGACACAACACTAAATTCTTTCCACAATATGTCTTCTTCGTGATCTGTTATATTAGAAAAATGTATCCACTGATTATCATGCAATGTGGCGAGCATATGCTTCCCCTTAAACTAATATAACGAAGAGTTTTATGTTTTTGTGGCACAATATTCGTAAGCGTTAAATACTATCTATAAAGAGAAAGGAAGATTTATTAATCTTCTTTCAAATGTCATATTTCGCACCTATCGCCATCACAAAATTTACTGCCAGCTGCATCCACAGTATAAGTTTCAAAACTAGTGCTTTTAAGCATACTATTATATTCGTCTACTTCAGCAGCAGTACATGGTTCATATGGAGCTTGAACATAGCCATGATTCTCATGTGGTAAAAAACTAATGCCTTTCAATTGATCTTCATATACAGTTAGCACTCTTGCTATTTGGTCCGCTTCTGACGACTTAAATTTCACAGTGCAGGACACTTGATTATCAGCCCAATATCGTTGATAATCAACAACATTTGCCATTTGTTCCCAAATCGTCACTTTACCAACAGGCGCGACTCTTTCATCAGTAACACCAAACTTCACAACCACAGTTCTGTCAGGATCCGATATTAGTGGTTCAATATGATATCCTGCATTTTTAAAAATATCAACCAATTCACTATCCTTGGCAACTCTAATCCTTCTCCAGTACGTACTAGCTTCTGGATGATGGATACCTGGGGTTGCCCCAGCCAAAAGAGACACAGTACCACTTGGTTTCACAGATGTCTTTTTAATAGAATTCTGAACACATAACCATTCAGAATAAACATCATCCCACCGCGCAATTTCATTGTACCCAGAATCACAAAAATCGCTCAAAACAGCTCTTCTTCCAAATTTCGCAAAAGCTTGGATAATTCCGCTTTGAGATAAACCAATCCGTCTATTTCTAAGCATCACTTGATTGGTTCTTGGATTATGTGTCGGCAGCAAAGTGACCGTTTTGGCATAAAGATATGCGAACTTTAATGTTCTAAAATAATCAGATGCATCATCATGATTAGCAGGAAATGTTTCTACAAGACAACATAACTCATACGATTCTAAACTTTGTTCAAGACATGGGTTACCGCCCATGACTCTTCCATCAATCCCAGGCTGCTTGCCATCAACCATTCTTCCATAATCCCGCATATTGTCTAACCACGCCAACCCAGGTTCGCCATTCACCGCAATTTGTTCACCAACACTTTCATAATCCATCCCAACCTTGGCGAATATAGAATTGTTCGATGCCCATCTATGATTATTAAGAGCATTCCACGTCTTAATGGCTGGTATCAGTCTGTCTTCTGGTATCATCCCGTCAAAATCTTCAATTGTCGCATGTGTTTTATTATCGGCATACAATTTGTTTACCACCTGCTTAAACACCTCGACATCTTCATCTTCCAACGTTGCTGTTGGATTTTTCATTATATAATACTTATGGTCATCATATTCACCAAAAGCGATTTCCGCAGTGCGCCGAACATTTCCGGCCACAATGCACCTACCAATATAGTTCATAATATCAACAATATCGACACTACTAAGTGTGCCCCCAATCCTTTTATCCAACAAAGCTCTAGTCAAATTATGAAGTTCTTCAAGGATATCGGGTCCAGACGCATGGCCACCAAATCCTTTAATGGAAGTGCCTTCCGGTCGAATTCCCGAATAATCAAAATCTATCCAGCCATTTTCACTATTGTCGGTATATGATTCTATCAAAATCTTCAATGATTCTGTCCATCCTTCACGAGAATCATCAATAACATGAGCAAGGATTTTGTCGGCAGGACTTTTGATTTTCAGTTTGCCAGCGCCTTTAGTGTCAAACCCAACACCAACACCCAGCATTGACATGTCCATTAAAAAACAAAATGGTTCTGCTGCGTCAGAAGATATATCTCTAGTAGACACAAACCCGCAATTGTTAAGTGCAGCACTACCACGAGTCCACATGAATTCAGTGCCCATCATCCACAAGCCTCGGCCAGGAGGCAGAAATTTCATGTCCCACATTCTTTGAAACATTTCCTGAGCTGACCGCTGTGCTTTACGATAATCCCATGGGATGTGGATTCTAGTACAATGTCTCCTTTGAATTTCATAGCATCCTTCAACAACTCTCACTAATGTGTCTAAGAATGATTCTTTAGCACCATTGTCTTTAATCCTAGAGTATGTGCGATGAAACACAAACTCGCCAAGACCATTAAAACCAAAATTCGGTTTTTTACCTTCGTATAATTTTAAAAAGTTAAGATCTAACCTAAAATAATCTCCATCACAATCTACTGAGGCAAAAAATTTACGAAGTTTTTTAGTGGATTCAACAGTTATTGACACAATGCACCTTTTTCTCAAAAATTTTTTCTAGTTCTTTTTTATTAGCAAGATTACTGATAAATTTTAAACGCACTTTATGTAAAGTAGTTGCCTTTGGCAACAACGTTCTTTCATCAGTCCCTTCAATTTCAACGATGGCTCTTCTGCAGGACTTCGATAAAGATAAATACAGATCAGAAATCTTTGAGGCTTGATACCATTTTACAAGATTGCAAAAAGAATCAGGATCATCACGGTCAAGCAATACTTGGGTTAGTCCAAAATTCTTGGCACGCCCGTCCAACCAATCTTTAGTGAATTTAATCGATTCAATGTCTTGATCATTATTTTTGCATTCTTCTTGCAGTATTTTATAACATAGATCTAATAAATTCTTCTGATGCAATGCCGCCAATCCTTTGTGCATTATTCCGAGAATTTTGGACCTTTCAATGGCAATATCAATAAATCTTTTGGCAGTAGGTTCATCGAAATCCCATTCTTCAAATTTTTGTGTAATTGCCTTTACATATCGCCATTGGTATGTTTTAGACGGGTCAGTATCAGCCGGGAATGTTAATTTCCTCCCATACTGTATATAAACTTCAGAACACCATTGCCACACATCTAAAACCCTATTTTCGTCACATGTAAATATGTTATTCTTCATAACTTTTTAAATACGGAGAACAATGATGAACGATATTCCTGAATCTTCAGAAAACCAACAAAATGATGCCGACGACTGCGAGGCTGCCGAAGATTTACAAAGCATTTTTGATCAGCGATTCCAAATTTTTATGGATCAATTTGGCGAAATTTGCGAAAAAGAAGATGTTCCAATATCAATAGCAATTGTGGTAGATCCCAAAATTCAAGATCAACCACTGGTCTTCACACGCGGAGGAACATATGAAACAGCAACTGTGATGGCTCATGTGTTACGCAATATGAAACAAATGATAAATGATGAACTGAATACTAACTAGCAACAACATCATCAACAAATACTCTACTAATTTCATCCTTAAGCTTCATATCATCGATTTTATTATAGCATTTTATTAAAACATCATGTAGTTCATTATATTTGTCAATTTTAAAATTGTACACTGCAATTTGCAAATCATTAAACTGAGCAGGAACACATGGCTGGCCCCATCTCTGCTTCAATTCTCCCATGAATTCATCGCATATGTCTTTGGCAACAGGTGAATCGTCATCTACATAAGTTCTAACTGCCCCATCAACAGCCCCAAATGCTCTTTCCGAATTTGTGAAATAATACGATTTATTGATGTCTGAATCATATATAATGACCCAAATCGGGATCACTTTGTTGTTAAGATAAAAAGAATCATCGAAGATATTACTCATATTGTTGCTCTTAATCAAGGCCAATTTTTACACCACCAATATCAATTCTGTTAATGTCAATTTCTTGCAATTCTGCCCAATATATTTCATATGCAATTGTATCTTCCAAGGCTTCAAATTGATGGATTTCATTAGGAGCCACCGATGTCGTCATGCCATCAGTAAGAACTGTGAAATCCACAATTTCGCCATCTTTATAAATTGATATTTTAAGTTTACCCCTCTCCACATAAAACTGATTCCATTTGGAACTATGGCTATGCTTAGAGCAATATCCACCTTTGTCAGCTTCAATACGATGGATTTCAACATTGTTTTTAGAAAACAAACACGATGTTTTGCCCCAAATTTTACCTTGAATTGCGCCTATCATTGTTCTTTCTCATAATAATAATTGACAATCCTATTACCTTCCACAACCAATTCATTCGGAGATATTTTATTGTCATCCACTAAAGCAAGATTTTCTGTACGAAGAATATTATCTATTGGTTTAAATAAATCTAAATAAGCAACACCATCAACATCTTTGATCTTCTTAACAAAATTGGAAACATAAAAAGGCTGTCCCATTTCCCAATTCGCGGCATCAAAAAAATCAGTAATTACAGCTTCAACATTGTTTTTCACAACAGTGGCATCAACATCTATATCAACCACGACTGTCATTTCAACATCTACAGGATGCAATACTCCATCGGAAATAACAACATGGTCAGTCAAGACATTTAAATTTTGATAATATGTGGTCAGCCCTGCTTTTAAACCAGCATTTGGGACTGATAATTCAGAATCTGGGCTTTCAGACAATATAAATACTTCAATTCTATTCGCGTTCAACCCACTTTTTAATGTCGCCACTGCCTTAGCAACAGCTCCAAATGCGGGATGCGCAAATGAACCCGCAACCTGCGCATAATCTTCCGCTGTCACTATCGAATTGTGAACTGCATAGTCTTTAGGAGCACGCTTTTTAGCAGATTCCAAACTTTCTTTGTCAGTACCGCCACTAGACGCAGTAATATTTCTAAAATTCACTGTCGCAGATGCATTAGACGGAAGCGATGGGTTTATTGATCGCTGCTCATTAATTTTACCAACACCTATTCTCCCCCTAATACCACCCCCCACTCGATACCGAATATCAATTTGTTGTCCTGCCAATGGAGCCATTCCAGCCACATCATTGCCAAATTTAAATATCGCCGAATTGTCAACAAATCTCACTTCCACAACTTTATCATTAGGCCCAAATCTCTCAATCGGCTCAGATAACACTTCCCATTCTTCTGAAGGTGCATTCCCGGTTGACACAGTGACAAAAATTGGAAATTCTAAAATATTTTCCTTCTCTATAATAATCTGTTGGGATGAACCTCCAACGCTAGTCGATGTTGCGATAGATGAAAATGCTCCTTCTATTCCATAAGCAATAACGCCTCTTTTGCCAGCCGGTAACACTATATCATTGGTAAAGTCGCCTGGCGCTCTAAAAACTTCGTATGTAATTACTGCATTATCTGGCCCAGATATATTAAACAACAAACCAGCCGGAATTTCCACATTAGTGGTTAATGCTCTGTCAACGGATATTTCTATATCAACTATTGCCGGAGTTTGTCGCTTAATGGTTTGATTGATCAGTGCCAAATGGTTAGAAACAGCTTCTTCGGTACTGGCAGTGGGTAAAAATGCTTCATTTGCCAAAATGTCAGATCGTAATGACAACTTGCCAGTCAATGAAGACAATATTTCCATAACCATTATTATACCATTACTGGCAACAAAATCGTTAAATTCATCAGGGAAATAAGTCTTAATATATTCCAATATTGCTCTTCTAGCAGTATCGTATTCCAAGCCACTAAAATCCAACCTACGCAATTCGGGAGCAGATAATATAACACCAAATTCATCTGGTACAGTGGGAAGTTCAAATAATGTCTCTCTAGTCATACTCATACACCCTGATTAATAAACGCAGTAACCGAAAATGTTTTGCTTACATCACTACCAAGCGTCATTTGTATTATGATTTCTAAAAGATTTCTGTCAGTATTATCAATAAGATCTACTTTTTGCACTTTAACCCTTGGCTCATGTTCCCCTATCGCAGACACAATACTATCTCTCAATTGATCATTGCCATCCGATTCTTCATCTAAAGGATCAAACAATTGAAAGTTAATCGATGTACCAAAATTGGGCCGCATCACACGTTGCCCAGGGCTTGTCAACAAAAGCTGCAAGACATCGTTTTTTATCAAACGTATATCTTCCTGCCTAGACAACACATTTTGGTTGCCGCCTAAAAATGGTGGGTTAAAACCAAAAAAATCTGCCATTTATTTCACCACAGTAGCAACATTGCGTAATTCATCAACAAGTTTTTGTGCCTGCCCAGCAAGCTCATTAGCACTTATTGTTGCAGAATCTCTTACAATAATTTTAGCATCGCGTTCTAGTTTTAATTTGTCGATCAAATCAACCAAATCAGTGTCAGTAGTCGTAGAATTATCATTAATAACCATCAAAGCGTTGACTGTTCTAACAATTTCATTTATCAATTTTTGATTAGATGAAATTGTCTCTTCAGCATTCGCACGCTTTCTTTTAATATCATTCAATTGTTTAGTCAATGATTGGTGTGTGGAGTACGACAAATTAGCTATTATGGATTGTTCATTGGCAGTGACACCTATTTTGTCATAATTAATAGCTGTGACATCATGCCGCACTTCCGTTTTTTTATCAACAAACATCGGTAAAATTTCTTTGGCAACAACATTATCAAAATCTAATACCTGTCCTGTTTCAAATTGTCTAATATTGTCACTGGTTAAAGATTTTGTTGCTTTAGACACACTGAAAACAAGAAGACCTACCGCATCTCTAAGAATAATCGTGTTAATTTTAGGGACTTTAAATTTAGTTTGAATCCCCAAAGGAATTTGGGGGAACAAAGCACCACTTCGTGGCGGATCAGTGTTGCTTATAGTATATGTTACGTTACCTCTATCTGCAGGTTTAGAAGGTAATGCATTTTTATATAAACCAGTCGGGGAATTAATTATCATATCAGTCTTTCCTATTCTATCTTATGTTCAACTTCTTCTATAGGACATTCTTCAAATGGTTCATTATAAGTTTTCGCTCTATCTGTAGGTTCGATTGGTGGCACTATTGGGGTTATAATATCTTCTGCTGGGATTGCTAAATCAGCAGGATTAGCTGACCCTTTTTCAGCACCAGCCCCAGGTCCTGGAAAACATGGCGGAAAATACGCATTCACTTCTTTGGCATTTATTATTGAAGGGATCTCAACAGACGTAGCCCCCAAAATTCCAAATATATTAGCGCATTGATTGTTTATAGCTCCTCCCGACTTAACATTAACATCAGATAAAACATCTAACATGTATTTAGCACCAACCAAAGCACTCAAATTATTATTACATTCCATTGTAATATTGCCGCCAGCCTTAATCTTTACATCTTTTTCAGAATCAAGATGAATATCGTCCAAAGACTTAATTTCTATTTTACCCCTTGCATATATCTTTATTGGCCCATTATTTTCATCATTATATATCACAATTTCTCGTTTTTCATCTTGTTTCCATGTATACATCTTACGGTTTTCGGCAGCACGCCATATACCAAGATGGTGTTTTTTGGTCCACCACATCCCACGGTGCTCAGAATCAATTATTTCAGTCCACACCCCATCGCCACTCTGGCCATCCCGCATTTCTACGCCTTGATGCTCACCTTCATTATCTGATTTTTCGGCTGGCGATTCTGGTTTATTCTTTCCTATTGCTCTTGTCTTAAGTCTAATATATTCATTATCATGGTCTAACTTAAGATGGTGAGCATTATGCTCTGGATCTTCAAGCATTGTAGGCTTGCGTATAAATTCGTTTTCTTCTATATGCTTCCAATCTTTAGCCCATTCTTTCCCCATACTCACAGATAACATGATATACTGATATCGATCGTTTATTTCCATCGAAAGACCAAGAGGTGATCCCCACGACGTATGATTGGCTTCGTCATTCTCATTAAATTCCCAATAAAACCCCTTGGGGCTACCTTCTTCGGGCGATTTTTTGGCACCTGGTGATCTTCGACCTTTAATCAATATCCCATTTGCCCTAGGCAGTTCTTTTTCTCTCGCTTTCTTATCATCGGTTCCTCTATCATCAAGCACGAATTTGAGGCCGTGCCTTGTGACCATTCGAATCCACCTAGCATCTTTCCCTTCCCAATGTTGATCCTCCCGTTCTGTCTTATGCCCCACTTCATCTACAAGTTTGCGCTTAACAAACTCGTCATCATTGGGATGCGCGCCTTTATCACACGCTTGAATCAGCATCCCGGCTTTTGTGCGTATTTTGATCCATCTAAAATCATGCTTACCAGAACCAATGGTTGCAGGATC